TGCAAGAATGTGGTACATCTGTACCATTCACTCTAAACCATATATACGCATTGTGTATTTGTGAATCTGTGTTATTAAAGCGACATAATAAGTCAACATCATAACAACCTGCATAATCCACTGTAATCTGGTTACTATCTAATGACATTCCATATTCTTTTTCTGCATCAGAAATAACTATTACTGTAGGTGTGTCAGCAGTAAATGTTTGTGTAGTATCATCCTCAAACAAACCATGAGGTAATTGAAACGCATTAGATGCTGATTCTTTATTAGTAGGCATTAACAAAATAACAGAATTACGACCAATACGTTCATCTAATATAGTAGTAGATGTAGCATTACTTGTATTTAAAGTAATTGTGCCTGTGTTATTAGACTTGCCTTCTACCAAGTTATTAACTACTTCTGATATTTGTCTTGGGTCGCCACCTTTCCAAGGTAGCTTTCTATACATATCGGAACGTGCCATTACCTATTCCCTGCTTGATTAACGTCTAAATCTAATCCTATGGCTAATGTCCAGTTAGCACCTGTTGGTGTAACTGATACTCTATGATAACGACCATGACTTCTTAAACCTACACGACCTTCAGCATCTGCTGATGTAGCAGTGCTAAATGTAACTGTATCATTTAATTCTTTTCTTGATGCAATTTGAATATCTGCACTACCATTATCAATAGATGGTCTAACAAGATTCACTAAAGTGTTATAACCAAATTCTAAGTCGTTAGTAGTCAAAGTAGCTGTCTTACGAGTTCCTGTAAATACAATAATGCGGTCATCACGAACACCACCAAATAAGAATTTGCCACCTTTCCAAATCCTATCATCTAATGATGCAGATAAAGCATCTAGTGATTTAAGACCTGTAGTTGCAGCAGCTTGGTCAATGGCTACACCATCACCTGTACCAGCACCTGTTGCTTGAAATAATACACCAACTGTATTAGCAACCGCACCAATAAGAGTAAAGTCTGTTGTGCCAACTGTTCTAATTGTATAGTATTGACCTGTTACAAATGAACCTGCTGTAACATCATAAGCACTATCTAATCCATCTAATGAAGCACCTGTTGATGATAAAGTAGATAAATAATTAACATCTGTTTCTGCTTCTGACCATTTTTGAGTTTGGTAGTTATAAATAATTAATGAACGACCACCAGAATTATTAGTATAGTTCCACATTACTACGTTACGTTCAGGGTCAATAGAAGCTGAAATAGAATCAATGTCACCAATGTTTGCATTAGTAAAGAAATAACGATTTACCTTTTCAGCACCGATTCGTATGACTTGCTGTCCATCACAAGCATAAAAACCATCAGCACCTAAGAAATAAGTAACGCCTGCATATTGTGTAACTGAACCACCTTCGATACAGCCTACACCTCTAGCAATTACATCAAATTGGAATATATTTGGACTGCCTACGAATGACATTCTGACAATGGCATTTTCCATCAGTATTACACCAAATTCGCCACCAGTAATGCCAGTAATATCTCCACCATCTTCTATGTCTTGAAAGTCAGCTAAAGATGCACCTTCACTATCCCAATAAGCTGGGTCATTTACGTCAGACCATTGAACTCTGTTAGGATATGTTCCTGCTTCAATATATGCACCAACAACAAAGTCACGAATAATAGTTAAATGTTTAGCAATAGGTGCTTCTGATGTTATAACATTTATATTTCCAGATGTTGTGCCTGAGTTAGTGTCTGTGTATGTAATGGTATTAGCATCAGTAACAGAGATAATATATTCACCATCTGTGCCATCACCACTTGTAATATCTACTTCGTATGTTTCACCAGCAGTTAATCCATGTGCTGTGATAGTTGCAGTTACAGCAGTACCACTACGGCTATATGTGCCTGATACAAATGTAGATGATTGATAGAAAGCAGTAGAGCTACCTAATGTCCATCTTTGTATACGTTGTGTTCCATTAGTTGCCAACATATTTTGACCAAACTGAACAAACTGCCAACGATTATCACCAGAATATGTACCAGTTGATACATCATCTAAAGTTAAGTCAGTATTATCAAGTTTAAATAATTTAGTGCCACCACCTGCAAATACAGTTACAGTTCCACCAAATTTACCTGCAAATACATTATTTAAGTTTTCTGATGCAGCACCTGAATAGTTAGCAGCACTGTTTAAAAATGTATATCCATTTAATACAGGAACTACATTTAATGCTTCTCTAACTGATTTAGATACTGATGGTTGGTCAGGTAACCATTCATCGAATATTATTCTTTGAGTTGCCATTAATTACGCTTTCATAATAAATGCGAGTGCATAGAATGGAGGTAAGTTAGCATTAGTGCCACTTGAACCAGCACTATCTACTGTAATGCCTGTTGTTTCAGTTGATGTATCTGCATTATTTGTAGCAGTAAAACTTGCAGCAACAGAAGCAATAAATGAACCACCGCCACCACCTAATGGTTGTGCATATCTGTGGTCGTGTCCAGGGTCTGTAATATTGTGAGTGTGTGATACAACAATAGCATCTTTACTACCACCTGTTTGTGCAGCAGTTCCTGTAATTGTTGTTTTAGCTGCTCCACCGCTATCTGCATCAGCAGCTACTATAAATTTGTTTCTTAAGTCAGGTGTTGAGTTAGTTCCGTCACATAATAACCAACCGCTAGGAATTGTTGCAATCGTTCCAGACCACATCATAATCATACCTGTTACAAAAGCATCACCCCATGTTGGAGTAGCACCAGTACCTGCTGACAATAACACTTGACCAGATGTGCCAGAAGCTCCATCTAATGTTAAGTTTCCTGTTACAGCTAATGTACCAGATTGAGTTAATGTTCCAGAAGATGCTAATGCTCCTGCAATAGTTAAGGCATCTCCACTAGAACCATCTTGAAAGTTTTTAAGATGACTCATTACAGCTCTAATAGCGTTATTAATATTACTTGGGCTACAGCCTTCCGCTATATTAATATTTGCTACATCAGTATTATTAGCTGCGGTAGATGAATATTCACTAATCTTTGTTTTTGCCATTTGTTATCCTTGTCTTAACCAATTTTCGTTTCCAGCAGAAACATCTGTCCAAACTTCTGTTCCTGTTGTTGCATTTGTCCATGTTTCTGAACCATATGGTGTGTCAGTCCATTCTTCACCTAATATTGTTCCTAATGCTGTAACAGTTCCATTAGAAGTAATAATAGCATCACCAACAAATGTAGCATTTGCTAAACATTCTGCTAATGCTGTTGCACTAATAGATGCTTCACCACTTGCTAGTAATCCACCTAAGGCAGATACAGTAGCACTTGCTGATATACTTCCTGTTGATGTTAATTCTCTTATTGCATTTGCTGTAACTGTAACATCAGAGAATATAGAACCACTTGCTTTTGCTTCTGAAAAACCATCTGCATTAACTAAAGCATATCCTACGATTGCTCCACTAGCATCTACTATTCTAACTGCAGCAGCAGATACAGTAGCATTAGCAGATATTGTAGCTAAAGCAGTTGCAACTCTTACGGCATCAACTGTAACTGTTCCTGTTGCAGATATAGCTCCATTACCATCAGCAATAAATAAAGCAGCTGCAGTAACATCACCATTTGCTGTGATAACTGCATTTGCACTTAATACACGAAAAGCATTAGCAGTTAATGTTGCATCAGCAGTAACACTAGCATTTGCTGTGACTATATTTCCAGCTAATGAACTGAATGGTGCAGTAGAAAATGCACTTATACCAAACATTATTCAGACTCCGTTACTATATCCCAAGTCTGTGTAGATTCATTCCATTCGTATTCAGCATCATGTGGGTTAGGATATGGTACTGGTGGTTGCCATGTCCATGTATTTGTATCCAATGTCCATGATGGATATGGTTGTGCTTCATAAAATACGTCATTAGTTTCATCATACACATATCCAATACCAGCAAAATTACCCCTTAATGGTCTATTTTCTGGATGTTGATTTTTTCTAGTATTGTAAGAAGTTTGTATCCATTGTCCAGGACTATCATCAACAAATGAATCAAAAAATTCTGGCTCTGCTGATATTACTTGAACAACAATACCATTATGTACTTTTGCAAAATGACTCATGCTGTGTAACTCCCTGAAGCTGTAAATTTCATGATTGTATTAGAACCTGATGTTGTTACTGTTGGTGAACCTGTTGTTGTGCCTGTATAGTTTACTGTTGGAACAGATACAATTACAACTCCTGAACCACCAGAACCTCCGTCTGAGTAGAAAGATGCGTTATATGTAGCACCACCTCCGCCACCGCCAAGGTTTGTTCCACCATTTCCACCATCTCCGCCACCTAATGTTCCAGCAATACCACCGCCACCTGTTCCTGCTGTTCCAATTCCTGTTGCTAATCGTTGTCCACCACCTGCACCGCCTCCTGCATATGTAACTGAACTTCCTGTGATTGATGATGCAGTTCCGTTACCACCATTACCACCTCGTGTGTTTAATACACCATTACCACCAGCAGCACCTTTACCGCCACCGCCACCACAGCCTCTATCGCCTGTTTGTGATGCACCACCATTGTTACCTTGTCCTGATGTTCCTGTTCCACCAGAATATGAAGTTGCTCCTGCACCAGCAGAACCACCACCAGAGCCACCAGAACCACCTTGTGATGCGTATGCACCATAACCACCACCAATAGCAGTTAATGAAAATCCTGTTGAATTATTGCCTTGAGAGCCTGATGATGTAGTAATACCACCTGCTCCACCTGCACCAACTACAAAGTTATATGTAGTGCCGTAATTTAATGTCGTAGAACCTGTGAGCATACCTCCTGCTCCACCGCCTGAACAACCAGAGCCACCTACACCTGCTCCACCGCCTCCACCTGCTACAAGTAAGTAATCAGCAGAATATGTAGTTGCTTGTGTTGGAGTTGCTGTATTAAATCCTGCAAAAGGTATCCAGCCTTGTGTTGCATCAACATATACTAATAATATGCCTTCTCGTTCTTGAGAGTTTACAGCATTGATTGGATAGCTATTAAGATTATTGCTGTTAGGATTAATAATAAAGTTATTAGTATCAAATGTTCCTGCGTAATCAACAAAACCAACTAAATCACCAACTGCTGGTGTTGATGGTAATGTAGCAACAACAAGTCCTGATGTTGTATTTACAGGATATGCTTCTCCACTAACAGCATTAAAATCTGCTGTTTTTACAGATTGCCAATTTAATACTTTTTCTGATGTTACAGACCTTTCGGCTGGGTATGTACAGAATACATTAGATGTGCCAGATAATGTTATAGCACTACCACTATTGCTAGATTCTAATATGGTATCACGAGATAAAGTTGTGCCTGATGATGTATAAGTGCCAATACCTACTTCCCAATCACTGCCTGATGTTATGGTATAAAATGTAGTATTACCATCACCAATAACAGAGAATGTTTGGAAACCTGTAACTGCACCTGCAAGCGTAACTGTACCTGTACCTGTGGTCGTGGTAGTTTCTTGTACTCTATCTTTAACGACTAATGCCATTATTTATCCTTACGCTAATGTAACTGATAAGTTTCCAGTTGAGATTTTGAATATATCACCAGAGTCGATTGTTTTAGATGTGTCTAATGCTGTATGGAATAATAAGTTACCAGAAGTAGAAGCATCATGTATACCAATATGAGATACTGTTCCCCATGAACCTGTAGCTGTTGGGAAAGTAACATCAGCACTATTTGTAGATACACCATTAGAAGGCGCACCCATTGTAACTGCTGTTCTTGCGTATGAACCACCTGATACTTCTGTTCCTGAATCAGCATCTGTTGGGTCTGATGTGTATAGAGATACATACACTGTTGCCGGTGATGTATATGTCGTTGCTCTTAAAGTAGCATTAATTAATGCGTTCTCTAAAAAATTACTAAATTCTGCCATAATAGTTCCTTATGAAGTTGTTACGTTTAATGTTGCACTAGAGAATGTTGCTCCCTTATCGTTTTCTCTAATATTTGCGATTGCTCTATCATACATAGACGACCATACTGCGATTCTTTCATCTGACATTAGATATGGTTGTGCTTCTGCTAGAGTTGCATAGAGTAAAGCATCAGGGAAATACGCTAAATACACATTACTTGCTGTTGATGCACTAATAAAGGTAGGTTTAGCATAATAGAGTATTTGTACTGTTTGTGTTCCATCTGGAACTGGTGCAAATTGAAATTCAGCACCTAACATCGTAAAGTGTGTGGGTACACCTGATTCACTTGTTTTACCATTTCTGAA